TAACGATGGCGCTGTCAAGTATGCAGGTCTATTAAGAGATGCAAGCGATGGTAAGTTTAAGTTGTTTACTAATCTAACAACAGCTCCGTCAAGCACAGCAAACTTTGCTGCATCCGCAAGCGCATCTTTGGTTGTTGCAGACCTTGAAGCAAGTGGTCTTGCTAATGTTGCTGGAATTGTAACTCTTTCCAACACCACGGCTGCTTCAAACACCACTACTGGTGCTCTCGTTGTAACTGGCGGTATTGCTACTTCAAATAATGTGCATGTTGGTGGGACATTAAATGTTACTGGTGATGTATCAATTACTGGAAACACCACGGTAAACGGTCGTTTGACAATGGCTGAGATTTCAGAGGTTGTTGCATCTGCTTCAATAACATCTAATATTTCTAATGTGGCATACACTGACACACTGATTTCGTACTACTCAGCACCATCTGCTAACTTTACTATTAACTTAACTGGTGTTCCGACAACTAACGATAGAATTATTACCTTCACAGCAATCATCACACAAGGCTCTACAGGTTACTACCCAAGCGCCTTCCAGATTGATGGCTCTGCTCAAACTATTAAGTGGGGCGGTGGTGCTGCAGTTGCTGCAACATCAGGAGCTGGCAAGATTGACATTTATACATTCAACCTCCTCCGAACAGGATCAGCTTGGACAGTTTTTGGCGCTGGAAGCGTCAATTATTAAGGAGACGACCAATGGGAATATACAGCAGTATTAAGTCAATCGGCGCAGTAGGTTCTAAAGTACTCACTACTAAGCTAAAAGCTTTCCAAGATACTTTTACTGCAACGAATAGTTCTACAGCTCTTCCTCAAACAACAGCAAAGTGGGTTGCGACAAGTGGTACATGGGGTATCACCGGGAATAAAGCCTACTCAACTACAGCAGCCTCGTCCTATCCAGTTGCGACAGTTGATACAAACACTAAAGATGTTGTTGTTAAATCAACAGCTTCCTCATCTGGCTCCGGCTACGGCGTTTCATTTTGGGTTACAGATGCAAATAACTGGTGGGGCGCACATACGGAAAAGACAACTTTTTCTGCAGCCCCATATAACTGTCCAAGCGGAGGCACTGCTTATGGTTCAAATTGTAATTATGCTTACGGCGCATCTGGTGGTCCATATTCCTATTGCGGCGGCTGCGGCGGCGAAACTTTTGGTTGCGATTGCTATAACTGCTGCTGGGTCTTCGCCGGTCCTGCGCAAGTTTATAATGCAAGCGCCCCGTATAACTGTCCATCGGGAGGAAGTTTGTCGGGTTCTACTTGTTATGTGACATATGGTGGAACGCTGACTACATGGTATAAACACGATTTCAAAGTTGTTAAAAAAACAGCTGGTTCCGTATCCGTTGTTGCAACACAACTTGTTGGAAACACAACTTCTAATACTGATTATATAGCATATATTCAAGCTAATACTCAACCTAATAGTGCAATAATTACTGCGCAAATGAGCACTGGTGGGGCTGTAGCTAGCTATACGGCTCCCGCAGGCACTCCTGGTAGATCTAATTTGCATGGATTAATTGCCGGACCAGCAACCCTTAGTGGGACAACATCTGTTGAAACTTTTGATTATACGCCTAATTAATATATGAATAAATATAATACATTAAAAGAAATGTCTGAAAGAAGATTGAGTATATGTAATGATTGTCCGCGTTTTTTTAAAACGACAAAGACATGCTTGGAGTGCGGATGTTTTATGAAAGTTAAAACACTAATGTCAAGCAGTTCCTGTCCGATAGGAAGGTGGGGTAAGGAGGAAGGTGGTGCATAGCAGAAATATATCTATAAACACTAGCGAGGAAATGACCGAGATGCTTAATGGCATCTTGTTCTATTTAAACATTTCTAGGCAAGAAATTATCAATGAAGAATATGGCAATCTTAGCAACGAGAGTATCTCTTCCATTGATGATGCTATTCTTCTTGCAAAAGCCTTGGTTTATATGTGTCTAAGCGAAAGCCTGGTTGAAGGCGCTACTTATGACTTAAATAAGTGGTTTGAAGATAACCGGGATTTTTTAATCAGTTTCGTGAAATAGTTGTACTTTTGTGATATGATTTTGTTATGAAATCATACATGGTTAAAGCAACAGCATACGGTCCGGCAGTCGTTTATAATAACGACATTGTTTTCCTCACGGATAGCAAGAGATTGTTTGATTTGGTCGATGAGATTCCAACCCTTCTTGCTGATATTCATCAAACAGTAATTGACGACTTTAAAATGCACTCAGGGTTTTTGATTGATTCTTTGATCCATTATCAAAAGCTTGATCCCGTTAATACACGAATGGCTCTTGATGTTGTTCAAAGCTATCATCGTTTTATCTATTCAGAGTACCCAGAATATCGGGCTCAGATGGCTGAGATTTTTGTTGGTAATAGAAACACTGAATCTATTATTGAAACAAATCCTCCGCATGTTAATGAATTCTACGACCTTCTGTCTGGAAAACATTAATTATGAGAATGTCTTTTGACTACAACACAATACTCTCTACCAATCTAGCCTCAATGACATTGGACAATGTTTTTTCGGAAGAAGAGTGTAACATTATTTCAAAAATTGGTCAAAACTCCGGTCTGGCAGACTCTATGTTGTTTAATTCCGATATTGAACCAACTATTAGAAAGTCAAAGAGCGCCTTTCTTCATCCGGTTGAGGAAAATCTTTGGTTTTTTGAAAAAATAATGAGCGCTGTTAATTGGGTTAATGAAAATTATTTTCAATTTGAACTATATGGATTTTCGAGTATGCAATATACGGAGTATGGACCAGACGGCGACTTTTATAATTGGCATAAAGATTTAATGTTTAAGCCTAACAATGGCGACAGGGGGAGCACAACTCATAGTCGAAAATTATCCGCAAGCGTAATTCTTTCAAATCGTGATGAATACCTTGGCGGCGAGCTTTATATTGAAAGAGATTCAAATAATTACCCAGTGAATAGAATTTTGCAAAACATTGGCTCAATTGTGTTCTTCCCATCATTTATCGATCATATGGTTGCCCCGGTTACCGAAGGCACAAGGAAGTCTCTTGTCGTTTGGGTTGAGGGACCAAAATTAAAATGATGGATAAGGAAAATGATACCATTACTGTTTACTGGGCTCCTTCGTGGATTGGTAATGACACCAATAATGATATTTTTTATCACGAACCAATTTCTGTATACAAAGACTTATTGAGTAAATTCAATCCCCCAACAGCGACTAAAAACTTTATGAGTTGTCCGGCTGTGAAGGGTAATCTTGAAAATACATTTTTTATATTAAACCCAACAGATGCTGATATGCAAGTGTCTTTTGACAAGGATGGGAATATTGACGGACTGCGAAACAATAATGTTGAACATAGCGCAATCCCCGCGAGGCTACAGCACTCTCCAACCCTCACTAATCAATTACTTATTGAATACGGCATGTCTTATTGTTTTTTTTCAGAAGAACCTTTGAATGTATTAATGACTTCTCCCTATTTCCACAACACCCACTATCTTAACTATGGAGCGATAGTTCCAGGCGGTTTTGATATCGGTCAGTGGTATAGGCCGTTTAATTTTGAAATAAATTTATGGGATGGCAATGGCAGGCTGATTATTAAAAAAAACGAACCGCTGGTTTATTTAAAGTTCGATACGGATAAGAAAATTGTTTTTAAAAGATATCACGCAAGTGAGAAAATGCATAAAATTGCCTCATCCCTTGTGCATTTCAAGGATGCCCCGAGGTGGAGAAAATTGATTACAAGATATCAATTTTTTAATAGAGCAGATATGAGAAGCGTTGTGTTGCAAGAAATAAAAAATAATTTAATTGAGGCATAAGTGATATTTATTAAAAAATCAAATTTAATTATTGATAATCAGCAAAATTTTATTGACTGCATTAAAGAGTCAACTGGCAAATTGCAGCAAATATTTGGTACTAATGACTACACAAAGCTTTATAGGCAATATAATATATTCGGAGTTACTGCGACTAACATATTAATGTATTCATTATTTAATGAGTTAAAAACTTTAGTTCGCGCTGAGATCGGGAACGACAGACCTCTCTGGATGCAGTCATGGGTGAACTACCAAGACTGCAATAGTCTTCTCCCGTGGCATGACCATAAGTGGGAATGGCACGGTTATATCTGTATTGAGCCGAAAAATACTGTTACTGTATTTGAAGATTGGGAGATACATAATAAAGTTGGACAAATATATTTTGGAGAAGGGCATAAGCCGCACCGTGTTGATGCCGTAGAACCTTTCGATGGTCACAGAATTACGATAGGGTATGATGTTACATCAGTTCAAAACAGGCAATCACCATATCTAGGGCTGATTCCTTTTTAATAGGAGATTTATGAAAAAATATAGTATAGATAATTTTATTGGCGTATTTGATGGATTTTTTGAAAAATCCTACTGCAACGATTTGATTAAATATTTTAATATGCGACAGGCGTACTCTGAAAATATTAGCGATACGAAGCGCAGGGACCGCTCTTTGTCTTTTAATCACCAAAACGATATAGACCGAACTACTCGTTACAACATAGACCCACTTGAATCTCCAGCCTTACTGGAAGCTTTTCAAACTATTTTTTGGAAAGATTGTTACGAAAAATATCTTAACGAGTATTCTTATAGTAAACAAATGAGCCATTTGGCGATTTCTTCTATGAAGATACAAAAAACAATTCCCGGCGGCGGCTATCACCCATTTCATTTTGAGTCATTAGATTCATTAACTTCAAAAAGAGTGATGTTTGTAATATTATACCTTAATGATGTCAACTATGGCGGAGAGACCGAGTTTCTGTATCAGCAGAAAAGAGTGGAGCCTAAAACCGGTCGTCTGTTACTCTCTCCGGCTGCATATACCCATCCACATAGAGGAAACCCCCCGCTTGAAGGGGAGAAGTATATTTTGACAACATGGATTGAATTCGGGAATTAAATTGGATTGAATGTGTCCATTTGGTATTTTTTTCATCTCTACATTTATCTATAGATTTTATTGTTTTGTCAAATTAAAACTTTTTAAGTTATAATTGTTGATGTGAAATCAATAATCTCTTCATTACTGTTGCCATTAACTTTGCTATCTTGTGGTTATGACGGCGGTTATCGCTATTCATGTCAAGACCCAGAAAACTGGGATAACAAGGAGTGTCAACCACCAATATGCGAAGTAGATGGAAATTGCACAAAGTATTTGCTTGGATTCGATCCAAACGAGTCGTCAACAACGCTCGTGGAAGTAACAGAGGAGACCGCCCCGTGAAAAAAAGATTAACCCCCGAAGAATTGGATGCCCGACTTAAATTCGTTATTGGCTGCATGTTAGGCGGCGTATTGCTTATTACCACAACTTTTATCCTTTATGCTCTTGTATTCGTCACCCAGCCGATTGGTGCTCAAGCAGAAAACGACAAAATGTTCTTTGGTGTCTTGTCATCGGTTGCAACATTTATTACAGGAACACTGGCGGGTCTAATGATCTCTACAGGAAGGAATAAGCAAGATCCGCCAGAGGCTTGATGAAACGAATATCTTTTAAAAAAGGTTCGTGGGCGCTCATCCCTGCCCTGATCATATCTCTTGCCTCAATATTTGTTCCGTCAGTTACAAGCGCAAACGGTAATTCTACCCCGATTGAAGATGCGGGTTTTGAAGATGGACTTTTTACTGGCTGGGACAAGGGTGATCAAACAGGAACGCTCGGGAACACAATAACCCTACAGGGAACTGGCGTAACAATTTTTACTGGTTCACGAACATTCACTCATGGCTCTAGAGGTGCTGTTGGAAGTCCATCAAGTCCGTATTACGCCCCAGCAGTTAATGCTGGAAGCTGGACATTTTCGCCAAATAGCGCTAGTAATGCTGTAGCCCTTCAACCAAAAGGAGAGCAAAGTTTTAATCAAGCGGTAAGTGCCTTGGAGCTTTCAAACGATTCGGTAACTGAAATACGCAACATGCTCACATCACAAGCGCAAGCTTCTGGGTATGGTCAAGGACAGCCAACAGATGCGGCATGGATTACTCGTGAGGTTGAATTGACTGCTGATATTACATACACAATGGCGTGGAACTATATCGGGACCGACTATGTACCATTTAACGATGGATCCATAACTTCACTTGCCCCAGTAGATGTTTCTGAAACACCCGTTATAACAGTCAACAACTATATAAAGCCTTATGCCCTTCTTGGATTTACCAATCCTGGAACTGGTGACTACTCAACGAACTCTTTTGGTTCAACTGGCTGGCAGAATTCAACATATAAGGTTTCTGAAAGCGGCACATACAAACTTGGATTTGCGTCTTTCAACTTAGACGATCAAGGGTGGTCTCCATTATTGATGGTTGACAGTGTAGCTGGTTCAACACAACGATGCGCACAAAATGGAAGTGATTGCGCTGTATTCGGCGGGGTTGAGCCAAATAATGAAACAGCACCAACTGCTCCCCCTACCACAACAGAAGAGTCTACATCTACAACAGAATCTACAACTACCACTAGCACCACCACCACCACAACCACGAGCACAATTCCTCCAGCAAATTATTTGGAGGTAACAAGTCTTTTGGATGATGGTTCTTCGGGAACGCTGCGTTGGGCAATTAATCAGGCAAACGCAAATGCTGGCGGTATTTATGATGCAATAACTATCGTAACACAAGGAACAATAACACTCACTGCTGACCTACCTGCAATCACACAGGGCGTAACAATAACTGGTACTGGCATGGCAACCACTATTATTGATGGCAACAATTCCTTCAGACCTATATACAACAATGGTCAAAGAGAAATAGTTATTAGCAACATGACATTAAAAAATGGTAAGAATGCTAGTGGTGGACTTGTGTGGGCAAATCAAGGTACCTTTACAATTACTAATGTTAAATTCTCTGACACTCCTAATTATGCGTGGTATCAACAAAATCAAACCGTAACAACATTTAATGGATGTTTTTTTGTAAACAACTATGCAGGTATCCGTTCTGATTATAGCCATACTCCAGAAACAAAAAGTCTTACAGATACTGATTATCCAAATAGAATTTATATCAATAACTCACAATTCTTAAACAACTCTTATGGTCTTGCAACCGAGCGGTTCGTAAAAATTGAGAATTCAATATTTTCAAACAACACGCAGGTAGCAGCTCAATTGCAAGGTCTTCACCGTCAACAAGTTTATGGCTCTACATTTACAAACAACGGGGTGGGAGTTTCACTTGCATCATGGATACCTACATCGTGGACTCCTGGTGCAGATAATCAGTTGGTAGAGGGTAATACCTTTTATGGCAATGCAACTGCAATTCAATTTGCAAACAGATTCAATAATGGTCAAACCGTTTTTAATGGTGTTAATGCGAACTCTTGGTCAACTTCTCGGAACAATACATTTGAAGAAAATACTGTAATTTATTCTGGTTCTGATTTTATTGAAAGTAATAATACGGTAGTAACCACTACAACCACCACAACGACTATAGCAACTATAACAACCACAGTTGTTATAAATACTCCAGAGCCCCCTGTCATTGAGTATCCAACTATAAATACAACAGTGGAGCTCCCAGAGCCCTCTGAGCCCCTTCCTGAGATTGAAGTGGTAATTGAGGAACCAGCAATTACGGTACCTGAGTTTGAACCCATAGACTCAATTTTAGAAGAAGTTGAAGTGGACACCAGTCTGCCAGACTTTGAAATCATAGATACCGAAATCATAGAACCTGCAATTATTGATACTTTCATTCCAGAGTTTGAAATTGTTATAACTGAAGAGGCATTAACAGAAGAGCAGGTTGGTCAAGTCATTGACGAGATCATGAACGCTCCCCTAGAAGATGTTATATATTTAATTGACACACTTTCTGTTGAGCAACTAGATCAGGTTTTTGAAGAAGTATCTGTAGAGCAGTTAACGGAAATCTTAGACAGTCTTTCGGCAGAAGAAGTGCTGGGTGTTATTGAGAACATTGAATCAGTTGAAGCATTAGAGAATGTAATTGATGCAATCAGTGAGGAGACAATTGATCCAGATACGGCAATTGCGGTTATTGAAAACGGGAACTTTGAAGAACTTCCTGCTGAGCAAGTTGCAGCAGTGTTTGCTGCTATTGAGCCAGATCAGTTTACAGAGGAGCAGAAGTCGGATCTTGCTGCGGTGCTTACTGAAGCTCCTGCTGAAGTGAAAGAATCGTTTGAAGAGGAAATTGACATTTATGGTGACGGGTTTGATGATTATGTTCCAACTGGATCAGACATTGATGTAGGAACTCGTAAGACAGTGCTCGCTGCAGCTGCAGCCGCAGCAACGGTTATTGCGGGCGCAAGTTCTGCTGGCTCATCTAGCGGAGGGTCTAGCGGTGGCTCTGGTGGAGGCTCAGGTGGTTCGGGCGGTTCTTCAGGCGGAGAGGGTCGGTCAAGAAGGGAAGAGGATTCTGGCGATGAACCTTCTGGAGAAATTGCGGGTCCAGAGGATGATGATGGCGAAGAGTTTACAAAAAATAGTATTTTCAAGTATTATGTAAAGGAGGGTGAAGAAATGAAGAAATTTAATTGGTTTGGTTTTACTAAAAAAATGTGGGATATAACCGCTGCTTTAGTATTTACCCTTGCTGGTAGCTTTGTTGTGTACATTACATTGTCTGGTACAACACAGAGGCTTGCTGGAATATCAACTGTAATTGCTATTCTTGTGCATTATGTGCATGAAATTCTAAAGAATGACGAATAAATAACTCTAAGATATAATGGGTATCAGCCCATTAGGGCAAGGAGGTGGTCTTTTGTCTACTTTGTTGAATGAGAATAATAAGAAAATGCTTGCGTCATGGGCGCGGTCGTTCGTTGGTGCATCTTTGGCTGTCTATATGACAGGCAATCAAGATCCAAAAGCAATCGCTACTGCAGGTCTTGCAGCTTTGGCTCCAGTTATCATGCGTTGGTTGAATCCAAACGACGCAGCTTTTGGTAGAAAGAAGTAATATTTAAAATGGCACAGATTAAAAACATCCTCCTGAGAATCGTTGCAACATTTGCGGCTTCTGGCTTGGGTGTTGTCGGTGCCGGTACGATTGCGGGTGTCCCGCTATGGAAAGCAATTTTCATGGCGGGCATCGCAGGCGTAGCAACTGTCATTGAAGGACTGTCACGAGCATTCCTAGATGATGGTAAACTTAGTCTAGACGAAATTGATCGTGTCTTTTCAAAAGTTGAAAAGAAAAAAGAGGAGATTAAATAATGACTAAGAGAACTGAATGGGATTATATTGTTGATGTAAAGATGCCAGCGGCGTTGAAGAGCGTAGAGCCAGGCAAACTACACGCAAGTCTTTTGCGTGACATTCCAACTGGGGGCAAGTTGTTTTACCTTGCAGCAGATGCTTGGAATGCAATGGTTGAGGCAGCAAAGGCTGATGGCGTAGAGCTCAAGCCCACGAGTAGCGGTGATTTATATCGTAGTTATGACAGTCAAAAGGCTGGCTTTTTAAGTCGCTACAGTCTTCAAGATACGGGAACTGGTTCAACAAAAACTTTTGAAGGTAAGACTTGGTATTTGAAGAAAGGCATGGCGATGCTGGCGACACCAGGTAAGTCGCAGCATAACCTCGGCTTGGCGGTTGATATTGCTAACGCTTCAGAGAAGAAAAGAATTAATTGGTTGATTGCCAATGTTGAAAAGTTTGGGTGGAGTTGGGAAGTAGTTCCTTCAGAGCCTTGGCATATTCGTTATGTATGTGGTGATGCAGTACCGCAAGCAGTGAAAGACTATGTTGCTCGTAATCCAAAGCCGGGTAGCGCATTTGGTTCAATTGCGGAACAGAAAGCTGCAGCAGAACAGAAGGCAGCAACTCCTGCAGCCAATGTTGTAGCGGCGGCTAATAAACCAAATATTGTAAAAGATAATAAGGGTAAAGCCGTGAAAGAAGCTCAGTCACTTCTTGATAAGCACGGCTTTGCTTGTAAGCCTGATGGAGATTTTGGTCCTAAAACACAAGAGATTGTTAAGCAATTCCAGAAAGCAAAAGGCATTCCAGTTACTGGTAATGTTGATCAGCCTACATGGGCTGCATTGCTGGCATAACCAATCTTTGATAATATCTTATAGGAGATATTATGGCTGCAACTAGAAATATTACTATTTATCAGGGCGATACTTATGCTCATGAATTGCGTATTAAAGATAGCGCTAATGCCAATGTTAATATTTCCACTAGGACTTATACTGGACAAATTAGGAAAAAAAGAAATTCTGAAACAGCTGCAGCTACATTTACATCTCAAATTACGAATGGTGCCAACGGGATTGTTGTTTTGTCGCTGACATCTGCGGCGACAGCAAATATTGCTGCGGGGACTTATGTTTATGACTTTCAGGAAACTAATGGTTCAACGGTTACAACATTAATTACTGGAACAGCAACGATAACTGGTGAGGTCAGCAGGTAATGGCTGGTGATATCACTACTGTTCAAGTAAGTAATAGCGATATCACATCGCTTTCTATTTCTACTGATGTCTCAAATGTCACTGTTGCTTCTGAAATTACAGCAATAACGGTACAGACAAATGACACTACGGTATTAACACAAACTTCAGGAACAATCAATTTGGGAAGTTTAAGTTTAGCTACAACAGTCACTGATGTTGCAAGAAGTGGGGTTGTTGGTGTGAGCACTTTGGCGGCTAGGGCAGATCATGTTCATAGCGCAGCCGATTTATTAATGGATGGGGGAAATTACTAATGGCGAATACGCTGAGAATTAAAAGAAGGGCGACTGGCAGTGCTGGCGCACCTACAAGTTTGGAGAATGCAGAATTAGCATTTAACGAAGTAGATAATATTCTTTACTACGGTAAAGGGACTGGTGGTGCAGGTGGAACTGCAACTACTGTTGAAGCAATCGGTGGCCTTGGTGCTTTTATCACCTTGACTGGTGAACAAACAATCACTGGTAACAAGACTTTTAGTGGAAACACAATTGTCCCTACTCCAACCGCAAACGGTCATGCTGCTACTAAGCTTTATGTTGATGGCGCTATAGCTAATGTTGCTACAGCATTCACTGTATCTGGAGACAGCGGCTTCAATCAAACGATCACATCTGGCGCAGATACCTTAACAATTGCTGGCGGTACCGGTCTTTCGTCGATAGGAAGTAATACGGACACATTAACAATTAATCTTGACAATACCGCTGTTACAGCAGCAACTTATGGTAACGCAAGCTCGGTTGGAACATTCACTGTTGATGCGCAAGGTCGCTTGACCAATGCGGTATCTACATCAATTTCAATCACTGCTTCACAAGTTAGTGATAGAGCAACAAACCTTGTAACGGGTCTGACAGGAACCGCTAATGAAATTG